AATTATAAATTATAAATTATAAATTATAAATTAGGTTTATTAATAGTATATTTATTAAATACTATTAATATGGAGTGGAAATGGACTAAAGGAGAACCTTATGAAAGGTCTAGAAGAATATTTAAAGATTCTGAACAAATAGATAATGAAAAATTTAACAAAGAAATTGAAAAATCCGCCTATTCAACATCTTTAAATCATGATGAATACACATGGGATATTCTAAATCAAAATTCAGCTGGAAATGGTTTTAAAGTTTCTAATAAGAGAGAAGACCTAGACCTTAAAATAGCCGATAGAGAGCTTGTACAACAAATAGGAGGTAATCCATTTTTATCTGAAACTAATTATGTAGATGATATTGCTATAAGAGACAATTTTTTAAAACCGGTTAACACTACACAAGGAAGAACTAAAAACACAAATAATGAAAACAATAATGAACACAATTATTAATTTAGACTATTCATACACATTGAATGTAATAAACGATTTACAAAATATCCTAAAAGTGTGTTAATTAATATCATTACAAAATTTACTATATATGCTAAATTTACCTTATTATAATGCTTAACAATAAACACAGTAAATGAAATGAGAGAAATCACATAGAATATAAAGAAAAATATAGATAAATAATAAAAATATACACAATATTCTTTACTCAATGGACCAAAATAGTTATTCATAAAGTTTGACATTATACTATATATAAAGTTTTTAAATAAAACTAAATATATTTTATTATTTAATTATTTTAAAAATAAACTACTTAAATATGTTTTTAACATTTTAACATAATGAGTACAATAAATTATACAACCCAAAATGAATTATTACTAAATAATTTAATGGATTTTTATAAAGATGAAACTAATTTGAGTAGAATGTTAAAAATTATAACTGGTGATTCTAAAATTTCTTTAAGAATTGTTGATTGGTTTGCAACTAATTATGCCAAAAAAAACTATACATTGTTTTTAATTGATGATGGTAGACGATTTAAGGTTTACTATGATTATAAATTAAAATTAAAAGCTTATAGCAAAAAGCGATTTGACCCTTTTTGTAGATGGGACAGAATTAGTATTCCATATAAAAACGGAACATGTATTGAGACCACTATTGGTCAGTTAAATTTTTTTAAATGGGCAATTGAAAATAAGGTTATTAATTATATTGAGGAAAATTATGATACAATTGAGAAGGATATGAATAATCGAAATAGTACATCCAAAAGAAAGGAATCTGGATTAGATAACACAAAGACACGAAAAAAGAGAGAAGAGTTATCAGTATCTGCTACAAAAAGTATTAAGAAGGAAGAGGTGGAGATTGTAGTACAGTTTCATTAGTTTTTTAAATTAAATTATAAAATTTAAGTTCTATTTAGAAATTGGTAACTTACAAAAAAAATTGAAATACTTATTTTTATATCTATTGTAGATATATAAATTATAAAAGCAATATTAAATATTATTAAAAGCGACCAAAATGAACCCAAACATTCAGATTATTGAGTTTTTCGAAAGCAATGGAATTATTGAGTTTGTTGAGAACATTATTATTGATAATGTGGTGATTGAGAACATTGACATTGTGGAGAACCCTGAGAACAATCAAATCAATGAGCCGGATGTGCTTAATTTAGGACCTCTACCTGTTTTACAACGACACAATCCCCCGGTATACCTTGGAGCAGACGCAGAAGAACTACCAGCATACGGAGAATTCCAAGGGTATAACACTCCAGACGACTTTGTCATGCCGGTACCTTGTTCAAGATGCTACTGGGCTCAATGCAATGGAACCTGCGAACTAGACACTCCATTCATCCAAGCGATTCGGGCAACACAGTTGTCGTTTGAAGAAGAAATGGACCTCCCGCCTCCGCCAGCATTAACAAAAAATACGCATGTTTATTTGATGGATGAGGAGTGGGCAGTTCCGCCACCTCTAACAAGAAGCTATACAGATTCTCATTTGCTGAATAATGAGGAGGAAGAGGAGGAAGAGGACGAATTCGATATGCCTGAGGGCGTACAATATATCAGCCTAACAATAAACAAAGACGAAGACAAGGAGCAGGACGAGGAGCAAGATAAATAAATATTATTAGATTAGTTTTACTAGGTTATAAAATAGAAATAGAATAGTTTTACTACATTACAAGAATTAAAGTAATTAATTATGTCATATAGGTTGTAGCCATAGGCACATAAAATCTCAAAGAGATAAACCTTTTTTTATTTTTTATTTAAAAAAGTTAAAAAAGATTATCAATAAACTAATTATTTTAAATATTATAAGGTTTAATATTTAAAAATATTTTCTTAATTAAAAAATAATGGGAAATGCTCAATCAATTCAAAAAATAAATTATGAAGATATTCAACATGTTATAAAAACCGCAGAAATTCATATTTTAATAAATACAATGCCTGAAAATTGCCAGGATTGTTTGATACCTAATACAACCAATATTAATCAAGAAGAGGAGTTAATTAATAAATTTATAAAAACTGGAAATACGCAAATTAAAATTATTGTATATGGTCGCAACTGTAATGATGAAAAAATATATACAAAATATAATCAATTAACATCATTAGGATTTTATAATGTTTTTGTTTATACAGGTGGACTTTTTGAATGGCTTATGTTACAAGATATTTACGGTGACAAAGATTTTCCAACGACAAAAAAAGAACTAGATATATTGAAGTACAAACCTAATAAAGTATTTGGAATTCAATTATTAGAATTTAAGAATTTTTTATAAATTATACTTTATAATATTTCATCCGCAGATTCATTATCATCTGTATCATAATACATATTTTTATCTAAATAATCTTTACTAATGGCTAAGTTTGACAATTCATCTGCGCGTTTATTGCTTGACCTATAAATATGTGTAAACGAAATATAATGAAATTGATTTTTTAACTTAGTCGCTTCTTTATATAATTCTATTAAATTTTCAGATTTTACTTTATAAATACCATTCATTTGATTAATTATAAGCAAACTGTCACCTTCTACAGTAAGCTCTTTTATACCCAAATTAATTGCGTCTTTGAGCCCTATAATTAATCCCGTGTATTCAGCTTCATTATTAGTCGAACTATTACCAACAAATTGAACTTTACTAGAAATTTCTTTATTAAATTTGTAAATAACAGCTCCTGCTCCTGCTATTCCTGGATTTGATTTACTACAACCATCAAATTGTAATTTATATTCTATTTCCGGATACACCTTTGCGTGGATTTGGGATTTTTCATCCTTTATATTTTTAACTTTTGGCAGTATGATTGGTAACATTATATAATACTACTAAAAATATATTTAAATATACTTTCAATTTTATTTAAAAAATAGGAAATATATTTTATGTAAACTAATATAAAGAAATGTTTATATGGTCCTTGCTTTTTTCAATTTTTTCAAGCGTTGTTTTGTCTGATACGGAATGTCCTGTCGTTACTACTATTGGTGATAGACGCGCAGATAAAAATAAATTACGATTAGTTCAATATAATGTGGAATGGCTATTTATAGATTATTGTAGCTCTTCAAATTGTCCTGGAGATGGATGTAGTTGGAAAAATCAAAGTCAAGCAAATACTCATATGTCTTATGTTTCTAGTGTTATTAAGGACCTTGACCCAGATTTAATTAATTTTTGCGAAGTGGAAGGTTGTGACGAACTTAACATATTAAAAGGACAATTAGATAATTCATATACGCCTTATTTATTAAAAGGAACTGATACTAGCACCGGTCAAAATGTTGGCATGTTAACACGTGTTGACCCGATAAAAACACTTTATAGAACTGAAGCGAGATATGATTATCCCATTTATGGTTCAAAATGTGGATATACTGGGTCTGGTTCAACTGGTGTTAGCAAACATTATATAACAGAATTTAAATTTAATAATATGAATATTGCACTTATTTCCGCACATTTAATTGCCATTCCAACAGACTCTTCTAGATGCGCTCAGAGAGAAGCACAAGCATCTGTATTACAACCGATTATTGCTAATTATATTTTAAAAGAGTATGAAGTAATAATGTTAGGAGATTTTAATGATTTTGATGGAGAAATATTAGATGTAAATAATAATAAACCAACATCACAAGTACTCAATATTTTAAAAGGTAAATTTGGTGAATATGCCGGAAAATATGAATTACTTAGTGTAGCTGATTCTGTTATACAAAGTGAACGCTATAGTGATTGGTATGATTCTGATAATAACTGTAATACAGCATCTGGTAAAGATTATTCTATGATTGACCATGTTTTAGTATCTTCGGCAATAAAAAGGAATATATTTGATGTATTTTTTTATCATGGATATAAAGAATATTGTGGCAAATATAATTCTGACCATTATCCTGTAGTTGTAGATTTGTATTTTTAAATATATTCACATATTTCAATAAAAAATTTATCTTCTTTTTGAATTATTCTGAATGGCTTTCCACATCCATATATTAAACCATTATTTATAAAATGTTCGCATTCTTCTTTACTCGCATGTGGATTAATTTGCGTATTATTTGATTTTAATGTTCCATGACGAAATATACCACAATTTATTTGTTCAATAATAATAAACTCACTACAATGAGGACATATTAATATAGGTTCTTCTTTTTTGTTATCTGTCATAAATAATATACATAATATTATATATTTATATTATTTATCATTTTGTTAAAATTTTATCTTATTACTCAGTTTTGTATGAATTTTGTAATTTCTTCAATCCATCTACCAAGTTGTTTAGTATTTTCATAAATATTTACATTGCCATCTAGTACTAACTGAGTTTCACAAACACAATCCCTCAAATTTTTGTCTAACATATTATCGTGATAAAAACTACAACTTTTTAAATAACTTAATGGTATATTATCTTCGCCTTCTCTTGAACGTTTTACGATTCTTTCATGGCATTTTTCTGGCGTAGTCTTAACATAAACGACTTTATGAACTGGAAATTCATCTGAAAATGTATCAAACCAATTTAAATATATTTGATAATTCACATGTTCAATTTTACCAGTGTCATATAACATTTTCGCAAATACCATTTTATCTGTATATAAACTACGTTCTGTAATGATAACAAATGGGTTTGAACTATTTTTCTTTTGTTCTTTTACTGTATTACGCAATTCTTTAATTCTAGAAACATATGCCATCATTTGAAAAGGAAATGAGTATTTTTCTTGGTCCGCATAAAATTTTTCAAGAATAGTCGTACCATTTTTATCCTTTATCTTTGCCCATTCATCAACTGGTTCTTTTAAAAATACAATATCAACATTATCTTTAAAATGCTCACGTAAATTAGCCAACAATGTTGATTTACCGGAACCAATATTTCCCTCAATTGAAATAATAGTATAGTTGTTTGACATTATAGTTTATGATATATACTTCTAATTTATTTATATTATTTTATTTCAATTTTTAATTGTATTCAAAATAAAATTGAAATAAAAAATGTATATAAAAGGTTCAGTATAAATATATTATACAGCCAAAAATGGACCTTAATCAAAGAAAGCTAAATAAATCTGAATGGGACTCTATTGAGGTTCCTGTTTCTAAATCTGAAATAGAAGTTCTTAACTTAATTGTCGGAGGATTTCACGATGTAAATTTACGAGTAAATAATAATAAATCACTCTTTATGTTTTTAAAAATTGAATATAACGAGAAAATTGAAGAATATGTATTTAATAAATATTTCAGAGATAGAGTGAAAAAAATTGAAGATAATATTAAATTAATATTACCTGCGTACAAAAATATTGCGGTTGACGGAATTATCAGATTAAATTCTGCCGATAAAATTCGATTAGAGAAAAATGATTTAGAAAGTATTAAAAATTCTGACGTGTATGAAAACATTCTTTTAACTCACATTGAAAAAATTATGGAAAATAGAAAAAGTGCCAATAAAAAAATGTATACTTTCCATTATTTTACACTGTATAAATTGATTCGCAACAATATTTTCAGATTAAATAAGTATATTAGTGAATTAACTAAAAAAGTACTAGATGTTTTATCTGAAGAAATTCAAATTGCGGATTTAATTGAAAACAGTGTTGATTTTATTGAGAAAAATGATAATTTATTAAAATACGGAGATATGATTTTGTATGAACATCAAAAAGAAATCTTTAGTTTGTGTAAAAATCCGAATCCTAAATTGATTTTATATATGGCTCCTACTGGGACAGGAAAAACACTAACACCTGTTGCTTTATCAGAACAATATAAAATCATTTTCGTATGCGCTGCTAGGCACGTTGGGTTGGCATTAGCACGTGCAGCCATTTCAGTTCATAAAAAAATAGCATTCGCTTTTGGATGTGGTAGTGCGGCAGACATTAGGCTACATTATTTTGCAGCAAAAGAATATTCTGTTAATAAACGAACTGGTGGTATTTGGAAAGTAGATAATAGTGTTGGAGATAATGTTGAAATTATTATTTGTGATATTAAATCATACCTTCCTGCTATGTATTATATGTTGGCTTTTAATAAAAAGTCAAACCTTATCACATATTGGGATGAGCCAACGATTACTATGGATTATAATGAACATGATTTTCATAAAATTATTAGAAGAAACTGGAAAAAGAATAAAATTCCTAATATGGTTTTATCGTCTGCTACATTGCCAAAGTTACATGAATTAACTCAGACGATTCCAGATTTCAAGAATAAATTTCCTAGTTCTGAAATATATAATATTGTTAGTCATGATTGTAAAAAATCAATTCCTATTATTAATAAAGATGGCTATGTTGTATTGCCTCATTATCTAAGTGACAATTATGATGAAATTTTAAAAATTGCGACACATTGTGAAAATTATTTGACATTGCTTAGATATTTTGACCTCAAAGAAGTCGTTGATTTTATCACATATGTACTTAAAAATAATATGGCAAATAATAAAATGATTTTGGCCAGACATTTTGATAGTCTTGATGATATTAATATGAAAAATATTAAAATTTATTATATAAAATTATTGAAAAATATTGTTCCAAACTGCTGGCCAACGATTTATTCTTATTATATAACAACCAGAACACCTAGAATTCTTTCAAATGAAACAGTTGACGCAAAGGGAACTCGGATTTCCAAATCTAAAAGTGTTGGACCTGGAACTAGTGTATTTAATCCTCCAAGTCTAAATGGAGCACCATTATCTCGTCTCGCAAGTGAACAAAATATTCCACAACCATCACAACCAGTAGGGACATCCGGTGCCTATATTACTACTAAGGATTCCTATACATTAAAAGATGGACCAACCATATTTATTTCCAATGATATTGAAAAGATTGCCAAGTTTTGTATTCAACAAGCGAATATTCCGTCTATTGTTATGGAGGATATTATGAAGAAAATTCAATATAATAATGTTTTAAATACTAGACTGGCACTTTTAGAAAGTGAGTATGAAATTGAAAAAGATAAGATTGAAAATACTATTAAAAATTCTGTTGGTTCGCTAGGAAGAAATAAATCAACTAAAGATATAAGAAAAATTAATAGAGTTGATAGTGGTGGAGATAATTCCAATAAAAGTGTACTAAAGGGTCTTACTGATGAAATGAATGCTATAAAATCAATGATTAAAAATGCCACTCTTAACGAAACATTTGTTCCAAATAAATCACATCATCTTGAAAAATGGGCCGATGGATTAGATACAAAAGGAGCATTTACAAGTGATATTGATGAATATACTGTAAATGCTATTATGGCACTTGAGGGTATTGAAGATAGTTGGAAAATATTGTTATTGTTAGGAATTGGTGTGTTTATTAATCATCCAAATATAAGATATACTGAAATTATGAAGAAATTAGCTGATGAACAGAAGCTGTATTTAATTATAGCATCTAGTGATTATATTTATGGTACAAATTATCAATTTTGTCACGGCTATTTAAGTAAAGACTTGGATTTAACACAAGAAAAAATTATTCAAGGTATGGGACGTATTGGTAGAAATAATATACAGCAAACATATACAGTGCGTTTTAGAGATGATTCACAAATTGCCAAGTTATTTACAAGTGACACCGAAAAGCCAGAAATAATTAATATGAATAAGTTATTCAATTCTAAGAAGGTAATATTTGGAAATAATGTATATACTGAAGTGGAAGATGATATTGATGAAGAAGAACGTAGCGAACAAGTAGAAGATAGTTCAGAAGATGATGATATGTAATGTTAATAAATTTAAAAAATAATTATAAACATTTTAATTTACTTCCTAATTCTTTATAATAAAATCCATTATATTTAATATTTTTTTCTAATGATTTTGCCAATGTTTTGTCGCTCATTTTAAGTTCTTTTATACAATCATATTTACAGGCAAAAGTATTAACTAAATTATTTTCTGAATCATATTGTCCTATTCCATTTTTATATAATAATGGAGAACTTTTATTTTTTTCTTCAAATTTTTCTCTCAAATTGCTTTCGCAATCTTCATATAATTTATAATAAAATCCTTTGGTTAAAGTAAAATTTTTAACTGGATTATCTAATGCTGATGAACTTTGAAAACCATTCATTTGAGCGGCAGTTTTTCTATCTATAAATACATTCATAATGTCTGTTTGTTCTTTGTTTATTTGAGCGATATATCCAGTATTTTGACTTCTTGTTTGTTTTGTTGGAGAGATATTATTAATAATATTAGGGTCTAAATTTCTCTCTACTAATAACCAACGAAAACCACAATAAATAGTATTTTCTTGAATAGCTTTATTAATACTTGGCCTTTTAATATCTTTATTTTCATTCATTACTTCTGTAACTGATTCATATACTTTAACAAGGTGTAATGTTTCTGGATTAATTTTTTGTACTCTTGGGCCTAAAGTTGGTAATTGTTGATTAAACCCAGTTGTAATTTTAGTTTGTTGTGAATTTAATTTATTCA